ACACAAAGACCGGCACTACCACATCAACTTAATAATATAAAGAAGAGGAAACCCTCAGTATCCCACCTAAACCTCAATCTTGATCTTAGATGAGTGTTTTAAAGGATGATCTGTGTCAAATGTCTCTAATTTTCCACTTTCATTCTCTGCCAGGGAGAGTGTGAATGAATGTTGCATTTTGTTTAATGTGTGTGTGGTGTGATTTGGTGTGTGTGTTTCATGGTTTTTATGTTTGATTTTCCTCTCTTGATTATTTGTTCTTGTTCTATCCTTGAAGCTTTGTTGTGAGACTCTGTTCACCTCATGTTAGTTTTTTCTTTCTTAGATAAGATATGCCTAAGAATTTTATTAAGGACAGCATAATGAATGCGCACAGGAATCCTAATAGTAAAAAACCAATAATCTTTAGAACTGCCATCCAAGAACCTCCCAACCATGAGATCAGACCACTTGCCCAGCCAGTTAGACTCCAAGAAGAATCAGAGGGATTCACTACAATTGAAGCCCCACCTGTTGAATTTCTAAGATCCTGAACACCTAAAGAAATTAAAAGTCCTTTTATATGTAGCATTCTTTCTTCACCTCCACATGAATATTTGGTTATTGAATCTATCTCAGGTTTATTGAAGTGTATTGTTTGGCAATAGTCTTGAACACCATTCCAAACAGCAAAAGCTAAGTGGAACTCTTGGTCAACCTGAGTGGCAACAAAATCTGCATCTCTATCAGTTTTCACTCTAACGCACACTCTAGCCCCATAGTTACAAGAATAGCAACCTGTTAAGTTGACAAATGTTGCTTCACATTTGGCTATGTCGGACAAAAATTCAATTTCATAGTCATCCAAGTTAATCGTCACCATTGCTTTAATGGACCCACTATTAAATGCTTGAATAGTTTTTTTGTCCTTAGAACTTGTAAATGTCATTCCATTTCTCACCTGAGGTAGAGAGCCTTTTACAAAGGCAGCAAATGGGTCAACCAGAGAAGCTGTACAATCTATTTGGTCTGTCATAGGTTTATACTTTATTAAGTTGGGTGCCCTGATGCACGAAGAGTGTGCTGATATGGCAGCTGATTCAGAAGAACATCTGATCTCACCAAGGAAACCCTCACGTGGAATTTCAGAAAAAGCCTCATCATGTAAAGCAAATCCTCCTTTGCTACTCTCAAGGAAACTAATAGAGTTTGTGCCAGTTATTCCTTCTGCATCTAGGGATAAAGAAATGGTCCCCCATGACAAAAACTTTGTGCCTAGTGAGCCTAGAGATATCTCTTCTCTTTCCCTATTAGGTCCATAAACCAAAAAGGACAATCTGTGCACCCAGTCAGCACAAGAAAACACTCTTATGGCCTCTGGTCTAACACTCCTAAAAGAAGAATGAACAAATAAGCAAGAAGGATTGATATTAAAACAACCACAGCCAGCTGCCCCACATTGTTCAAAGCATTTGTTTTCATTCATAACCATATTGTCATTGACTCCTTTAAACTCTTGAGAAACCTCTTCATCAGTCCATCTCTGGCATCTATTGCCAGTACAGTCACTCATCAGGTGGCATCTGCGAGAACTCAAACATGTGGGACTATAGTGACTAGTCCAGAAGCTATTGCCCTCTCTACACACTAGCTCGCTTGATAATGTTTTTATACGTATTGTCTTTCTCTGATTCTCCATTGGACCCTTCAAAATAAAACATGACTCAGCACCAATAATGCCAGCTTTTAAGGTCACCGTGGCTGACACAGAGCATTTCACCTTATCAGATGACTGCACACATTTGGTTTGTTTTGAATTCGAGATTAACGTTTCTGAACAGGCCAGGGCACCAGTGGTGAGCAAGCAAATTATGGACAGAGTTGCGGCAAACCTAGGGATGGGCCTCCTCACTCTGACTTCCCTCAGTTCATTGCCTCTATCTTGACCATCCCAGCCAATAGATCTATTAAGTCTGGTCTTGAGCTTGGATAAAGTGCTCCTGACCAAGTCAATCACCCATCTAAATAATAGGGCTAGCCACATGAAAGGACTTCTCAACTTCTTTGGGATGACTTTGAAGAAGTATAACATCTTGCCAATTATGATCAAAACAAAATATATGATAATTGATAACAGGATTGACACTATAAGAGAGCTTAGGATTGAGTGACACTGATAATTAACTATTCCATTGACACAGAAAAAACAGTGATGAGTCTCACACACATCTTGAGGGTCACAATAAGCCCTCATGTGGAGACTCAAAGAGTCGTCTGTGTGAGATAGGTGTATGCCAATATGCCCTCCCATTGCTGAAAACATCCCAGGGTAAGGAATCTTAATTGAAGTAGAAGGCTCTTGATGCTGAGAAATACATGACCCATGGGAGCAGGAAACTCCTGATGTAATCTGAAATCCAGTAGAGGTTATTTTCAGGCCATCTGGCTCACAGTTATAAATACATGTTTCACATTCTGTAGGTGCCTCCACTCGTTTCACCTTCACCTCTTTTTTCACTAGAACAGTCTCATAACCAATGCATTGAGGCTTAACCCAGTTTCCTAAGATGTTCACAAGAACAGGCCCAGCACCAGGTGCCATAATGCATTTGTATTCTGGGTAAGTTCCTGAACAACCGTATTTTTCACAGAAGGTGTGATCACCTGTACAGTATTTTTCTTTGGAATTATTTATGTTTTTGCATTCAGACATTTGGACTCTCTTCAGACTACTTATCTCCACCTCTTGATTGTCTTGACCTTTGTGAGTGAAACAAATAAACGGGATGCTCTCAACTACTTCTATATTTTTTGTTATTAGCTTTTCTAGATATATTTTCCCTTTATTTTTAAATACTACAAAAGGAATGGTCATAAAGTTAGAAGTGGATTGCTCACACCTTTTGTATTCGAATGATCCAATACTGCACACACCTTTGAAAGGTATCTGTGGACCAGTGTAGCTTTCAGAGTTATTCTGGCAAAAGGCATCCTGTAGGGATACTGATGTTTTCATCACAACAGATTTGTTGTTTTTCTTCTTCATTCTCCTGCAAAATGTGCAGTCCTCTGTTATTTCATGATCTTCAGCTTTGCATCTTGCATGACTCAGCTTCCCCTTGTCATTTATAAAGTAGACACCATTAATGCCATTCGGGCAATGCCCTTTCATGTATTTTCTCTGTTCCAAGCATTTTATGTCCTTCCCTGCGGCTATTTCACAGCTCTCACCTGATGACTCGAGGATTTTATCAACATAAGCCTCAAGAGGAGTGTGGTGCATCACATGGGAATTGAAGAATGGGTACTTGTCTGGCCTTATCATATAATCAAACCCAGCACACGCATGACCATAGTCAAGCTTGGCACAAGTTGGATCATCTTCATTCTCAGTGAATCTATATAGTCCACTTCCCACCCTATTTTTTACATGAGGATACGGGTTTTGTAGCATTATTGGTGTTGCAGCAAGACTGGTCCCAACCAGAGACAGAAGTGGTAAAACAGTAGTAACAACCTGGACACTAAACATTGAGCTCTTTAATTTAATAAAGTCACCCTCAAGTTTAGCATGCCTGTCTTTATGATTTAGGATTTCCCTCTCTAGATTATCTCTGTGAGATTCTGCCTGCATTAGCTCATTTTTTAATATCCTTAGACTGTTATTTTTGTTCTCATTGGACCCTGTTAAATTGGAGATTCTATGCTGCAACATTTGATTTTCTCTAATCAGGGACATGATTTCATTCTTGTCATCAATCCCTGTAAGCTTGAGGTGACTTAATTCATTTTCAAATTCTCTTAGCTTTTCATCTTTCCTCAATAACTCCTGCTTGTAGCTTTCATTATATCTTGAATCCCAAGCCAAACCATCTCCCACAGTAACACCTAGATCTGATACATATCTCATCTTTTCACAATCAACAATATGATGACCAGGTTCAGTGTCATCCAAACCATTAAAATCAATAGACAATCCAGTATCATTAGAAGACTTTTCACAACTAACCTTTAGCTCATAAGTAGACAACTGCACTTCCTCTATAAGTCTGATCAAGGTCTTATTGCTAATCCTCTTCAGTTCACCTTCTCCTACCCTGCAATCAAGATTAGAAGATGATTCCATTCCCCTTCGTTTCCTCTCGGTTTCCCAATAATAGACTATTCCTTCTAATGGAGACTCATTGGAGAGACACACTCTGGTGGTCCCTTCCATGCTCCATCCAGTTATAATGTAAGCCCCTAGGGCATACATTATATTAGTCAATAAGTGTAAAATCTTCATGTTTGTACACTTACTCTCAGTTAACAAAATATAAATGTTCAGATAATATGCCGTCTTTGTGT